GTCGGCCCACGCCGGCAATTCACAAATCAGCTTCTCGAACTCCTCAACGTCACCGAAGTCGCGCGGCACCTCGGTCAGGATCTCGTCGTGAACATGGCCGATTACAGGATACCCCGCGCCCTCGGCCTTGCGGATGCCATTCGCCAGCAGGTCGCGGGCGATGGCCTGCACGATGTTCTCGAACGCGAGGCCGCCATACAGCGCGCCGCGCTTCCATTTCTTCGTGACGCTGTCGACTGTCATGGCCGTCACGCTGGACCTGGCCGAACGCTCGATCTTCGCTTCGCCCTTGCGCTCCAGCGCCTCGGCTTCGTCCCGGCCGAGCACGACCGATTCTTCCAGCCACTCGCCGTCGACGCGCCGCTTCGCCCACACCTGCTCCTTCATGCGCGGCGAGCCGTAGGCCAGCACTCGCCCGCTCGGCAGGCGGCACCACAGGAAACCTCGCGCCACGAGGTACTGGCAGGAGTGGACCGTCGCCTTCACGCCGGGGTTTTCGACGGCTTCCGCCATCGCGTCTTCCAGCAGCGACCACGTCTCCACGATTGCGGGGTGCGACGCGCGCCAGCCCAGCTTGATGCACTCGACGGCCAGGAACTGCTCGCGGGACAGCAGCTCCGTCACCGGTTCCTTGCGACCTGCCGCGTTCTCGTAGCGGTGCAGCGCCTTTTCGCGTCGCAATTCCGGTGCGGCCGGCCAGACGATCGAGTACAGCGGCGACAGGTCCATCGCGTAATTGCGCGCCATTGACCGGAACGCACCCGGCCCGCCCTGGTACTGCAGCGACAGTTCGGACACCTTGCCGACCTGGCGGCGCTCGTCCTTCTTGCCGATCGCGCTTGCCTCGACGCCGAAAATGCCGGCAGCCGCTCGCATGTAGAGGTCCGGCGCCGACGAGTCCGCAGCGATCTCGCGGATGGCGTCGACCTTCCACTGCTCGCCCGCAAACCAGGCCGCCACCACGCCCTCGATGCCCGAATAGTCCGCAACCAGCAGGTCGTGGCCGGGCGCGGCCCATATGAACCCGCGGATGGCGTCGGCCAGCAGGTGCAGCGGACGGCCGAGATGGTCGCCGTACATTTCCATCAGCACGTCCGGCTCGCCGGTTCGGATCGCCTGGAACAACTGCGCCGTGTTCAACTTCGCGTCGCCGTATTCCTTCCGCGGTCGCGGCAGGTTGTGAAGCTGCGCGCCAACGCTCGACCAGCGCCCAGTCGACGCGGCGTGGTACAGGAACGCGCCGCGAATGCGACCACCCCGCCCGGCGCGCTTCAGGAAGGATTTCAGCTTCGCGACCGATGTCTTGGCCGCTTCCTGCCGCAGTTCGACCGCCTCGCGCACATGCGCCGGCAGATCCTCGAAGGCGAGCAACTCCTCGATCTCGGCCTTCGCCGCCGACGTCATTGGGACGCCCTGCGCCTGTGCCCATTCGGTCAGCCTGGCCACCTGTGAGCAGGCCGTCACGTAGCCGCCCGTCACGATCGTGATGCGCCTGTCGAGACGAGCCTTGGCCTTCTCGGCCAGCGCCAGCGCGGCCTTGGCAGACGCCACGTCGATGCGGATGCCGCGGTCGTTGATCCTCTGGTCGATGTGGTACAGTTCCTGCTCGTCGCGTGACAGCGGCACCATGCGCCGGGTCGCCGCGATTTCAGTGTCGACGTCGCGGTCGCAGTACAGCCGGTATTTCTCCCAATCGTCGGGGTGCGTTTCGGCCGTGTTCCACAGAACCTCCGTCTGTAGCGCATCGCCGCGCGACCGCTTCGGAACGGAGAATTTGTTGATGAGCCGCCAGCCGTCCTTGTCTTTCTGCACGTCCAGCGCCAGCGCTTCGCCAAGATCGCCCAGGGAGCGCGGCAGCGCCAGTGCCGCCGCGGTAGCGGCGGAACACTGGAACTGCTCGATCTCGACCGCTGGCCAGCCGTGGCGCGGCGTCAGGATCGTCTGCCACAGGACGCGCTCGAAAGCTGCGTTGTGGGCCGTGATCGTACCGCCTGCCTCGACGTGGGCGCGGATGTCGTCAGGACACGGGTCCGGCGCGATCCATCGCCGCAGCGGCCCGTCACCGATGCGGTAGGACGCGAACAGCGCATCGGCGTGCGAGGACTCGAAATAGCGGTAGGCGCCCGCTGTCTTGATGTCCACGTCGGAGCGTGTTTCGAAATCGATGTGCAGCGTCACGAGAACAGGTCCACTTCTAGCTGAACAGGTACTTCGCCGTTACCTTGCGCGATTTCTTCTGTGAGCGCCGCTTCGATGAAGATCCGCGCCGCTTCGGCAGTGATAGCGTTGCCGTAGCCGCGCAGTCGTCCCACACGGGCGGAAGACCCATGAGCCAGCGGGAATGTGCCGGGTTCAACCGGCCGCCACTTTCCATCCCGGCAGTGCAGCCAGTCAGCATTTTGCCAGAGGCCGTTAGTCGGGCCGGGCCGTCCCCGGTTGTCCAGTTCACCAGATCGACCGTTTTCCGGCTGTTGCCCGTGCTGCCCGCCGGGTTGTACGCGTCCGTCCCCGGAGAACCTTCTATCGGCGTCGGCCAGCCCGCCAAGTCCGCGTCCCTCACCAGACACGCGCAACCGTGCTTTGTTCCGTGAATCTTTTTCTGGCCCTGCGACCGCCCCGATGTGTCGTGCGCTTGCGGTGTCGTCCAACCCGCTAGTTGCGCGAAATCCCGCAAATCGTTCGCGTGATGCCCCAAGGCCCGCGCCATCGCCTTGTCCGGGTCTTTGTACTCTCCGCCCGCCGCTTCCTTGCTCGTCGGCGTCGGCCAGCCCGCCAGACTCGCGTCGTGCGGCAGCGCCCCGCCCGCCTGGTTCGGCCCGCCATTGGCACCATCCGTCGCGCGCGGCGTGTTCCAGCCCTTTCGCGACGAACCACAGGCGTTGTCTGATGTGCGGCGCACCGACGCCCGCAGCGCATAAATCTGTCGCCCCGATGGCGTAGCCCGCGCCTTCCATGTCAGCGCATACAGTGTCGAGCCAAGCGAGGCCGTCCTTGCTCGCAACTTGCTCGCCAAGGACGATTGCAGGGTTGCACTGGCCGATGAGCCATTGCCAGGTGGGCCATAGGTGCCGCTCGTCAGCAAACCCCTGTCCTTTGCCTGCCGCGCTGAAAGGCTGGCAAGGACAGCTACCGGTCCAGATCGGCCATTCGTCTCGCCATCCGGCGCGGCGCAAGGCGTAGGACCAGACCCCGATCCCTGCGAAAAAATGGCATTGCGTGTATCCCTTGAGGTCGTCCGGCCTGACATCTTCTATGCTCCTCGTATCCACGTCGCCCGGCGCGATCTCGCCAGCCGCGATCAGTTCACGCAGCCATGCCGCCGCGAATTCGTCGTGCTCGTTGTAGTAGGCGCGCGGCTGGCTCACGAGAACAGGTCCACTTCTATCGGCTTCTGCGCACCGAGCGCCGCGAGCAGCGCCTCGATCGGGTCGTTGCGTATCTGCACCGTGAAGGAGCCGTCGCCATTCCGGCGCTGCGCCTGGTAGCGATTGTCATGTGTCAGCCACACGGCCAGACCCGTTCCGAGATTCTCACGTATCGCGTTTTCCAACATCACTCCCTGACCTCCTTGTCCAGGACCGCATCGAACAGGTCGTCGTCCGAGATCGCGGTCAGCAGTTCGCGCATCAGCGTGCCCAACTTCATGCCGCGGGCCTCTGCGGCCCATTCCAGTTTGATGAGGACGTCGTGCGGGACGTTGACCGACAGCTTGTCGATCGCCTTGCGTTTGTCTGGATTTTTGCCCGACCACATTCGCTCGCAGACACGCTGGATCGACAGGCCGGTCAGCCCTACAATCTCGGCCGCGCTCTTGCCCTGCGCGGCGAACGCACGCACGGCGGCGGTTTGGCTCGGATAGCCCGCGCAGGGTAGTTTCAGCGGCATGGCGTGGTCCTCCCTAGAAGAACGTCGGTACGTACAAGCACATCGCGATCTGGCTGGCCGGCAGCTCGCAAGCGTGATAGTTGCCGTCACGCGACGGCCTCACCTTCGGACTGTCCGAGGCGAAAAAATGCACCTTACCGGACTGCGACGAGGTCCACTCGTATCCGCCTTCGACCTGGCGGATTTCTGACCACGGCTTCCCGTCCGTGTCGACGCCGGACACGGGGCGGCAGTCGAACCCGCTGCAGCAGTCGCGGTCGTACCAGTCATGCGCCTTGGCTCTGCGCACGCCGGCTGCGGTGCCGAGCACCAGCGCGGCGCCGTAGCCGATCGTGCCGAAGATGATGTTGCGGCGCAGTTTTTCTTCAGGTGTCATTGTCGCCTCCTCACAGCATCCCAAGCGCGGCAAGGTACAGGTCGAACACCTCGGCCTGCGTCTGGCGCTCATTGGCGTCCATCTTCCGTGCAGCGATCACGCGGCGCAGCACCTTCGCGTCGTAGCCGCGGCCCTTGGCCTCGGTGTAGACGTCCTTGATGTCGTCGCTGATGCCCTGCTTTTCTTCTTCGAGCCGCTCGATGCGCTCCACGATCGACTTCAGCTCGTCGCCCGAAACTGAGCCGCTGTTGCTGCCTACCTTCGTCACTGGTTCTCTCCTGTTGGTTGGCGGCGGCCGATGCTGGCCGCCGTATTACGCGATTTCAGACCGATCAGGAAAACAGATCCGCCGCTCCGTCGCCCGACGCGCCGACCGACGCCATGTTGCCGGTGTCTTCGATCGTGTCGAAGGCCGCATCGACGTCGATGCCGCCACCGCCACCAAGACGCTCGTCATCACGGGCCTTCTGCACCGCCGAGATCGAGAACGAGATCCCCTTCCCGTTCTTTGGGTGCTCCCAGGCGTAGGCGTTCACGATGGCGTAGCCCCAGACGCCAGAATAAAATGCGTTCGCGTCGTCGATGCGCTCCTTGCGCGGGCCGACCACGACGGGCGGGTACTTTTCGCCGGACTTCGGGCGGATGAAGGTGCAGCCCTCGAAGCCGGCCAGTCGCTCGCCAGACTTCTTGTTCAGGCCATCCTTCGAGTCACCGTCGAGAAACGGCGAGCGGATGGCGCCGGACTTCAGCAGTTCGACTGCCTTGTCGCCCCACTTCTCCTTCGCGGCCTCGGCTGCGACCTTCTTCAGGACACCGATGTCGGTAGTCTTCGGGAACAGGATCGTGCAGCCGTACTGCAGCTTGCCCGATTCCTGTTCGCGCGGCTTGAACAAATCGGCGGTAAATGCAAACCGGCCGAGCGGCGTTTTGATGTTCTCCATGTCTTTTCTCCTTGGAGCCTACAGTGCTTCGAACATGTCCGCGGTCGGCTTCGCTGCCGGGCGGGACGACTTATCGGCGCGGACCAGGTTCCGGCCCGTCACCGGACGCTCCACCATGTCGACAATGAGCGCCTTGCGCTTCGCCCCCAAAGCCTTCTCGGCCTGTGCGGGCGAAACCACCTTGCGCGGAGCGTAGGGGTCCACGCCTTCCGCATCGAGCGTGGCGATGATCTGCGCCTCGCTCGCTGTCCACTTTCGATTGCCGATCTTCTCGGCAAGCTGGTAGTTCGGGATCTCGACGCCGCTTTCAGCGAGCGACGTGGCGTATTTGCGCACGGCGTTCAGCCACTCACCGATCATGTCGGCCATGTCGAGCACCTTGGCGAGTTCGCCTGGATCCAGATCGCGCGGCGAGTTCTGGCGCGGCTGGTCGAGATCGTCGAACCAAACACGCGCCTCGTCGAGCGCCTTCTGCCGCAGCTTCGGGCACAAACCCGCCGCCTTGCAGAACTGGCAATGCTGGCCGGCGCTCAGGTACTCCCGCTCCCACACCACCGAGTGCATCGTGGGGCGGTTGAACTTGGCGTCGTTCGCCCGCCGCATCGCGGCCAGCAATTCCGCCGTCCACTCCATCAGGTCGATGGCCGAGAACGTCTCCGACCTGGTGCGGCCGGACTTGTGCGGCGCACGCGGCTGCACGATCGTCACCGTCACGCTGTCGACCGGCAGGTCGTCGTGGCGCAGCAGCGCGCCAAGCGCGTAGGTGCGAAGCTGCTTGTTGTTCTCGACCTCGACGATCACGCCGCGACCCGCCTTCAGATCGACAACCTCCAGCGAGCGCGATTCGGGAAAGTGCAGCACGGCGTCGGCCGTGCCACCAGCCTCAAAAGGCGGCTTGAGCGGGGATAGCGAGAACTTCTCCTCGATCCACAGCGTCGCGCCGTCTGCCACGCCAGAGCGCACGTAGTCGACATAGACCTGAGCCGTCTCGGCCATCTCCTCGTCGACTTCGTATTCGTGCTCTTTTCCCTTGCGAACCGTTCCGATGAACTGCGCGGCGTCACCACCGTCGCGCAAGCACAGTTCCGCGATTTCGTGGGCGCACGTACCCCAGTCCGCTGCCGGGTTGGTTGTTTCCGGCAGGTTTTCCGACAAGGTCAGCGCGCCGGGGCAGGCCCAGTTCCGCGCCGTTGACGACGCGGACCAGGTTGCGTGAGCGCGTTGCGCGTGGGCCGTCATGCGTCACCGCCGAACCGCGTGCTGTCGGCCACCAGCTTCGACAGCACGCGCGCGGCGCCGACGATCTTGTCGGACTCCAGTTCCGCGATTTTCGACACGCGCCACGCAGCTTCGCCTTCGGGCGGTGCGCCGAACTGCGATTCCCACAGCGCCGGAATGTCCGACATGAACGCCGCGTGGCCGTGCTTCGCCTGGTAGGACTGCATCGCCGCCCGCAGTTCCTCGATCGGCGGCAGCGCCTTGTTGGCAATCTCCGCAGCCTCGTCGGCGGCGTCCTGCTCGGCGTCGGCCTGCTCCGTTTCCGGTTCGCGATTTTCCGGTTCGTCGGAGATCGAACGGCCTTTTTTCGCCGGGCGACCGCGCTTCGGCTTCTCGGCCGGTTCGTCCGGCTCGACGGGCACCGATACCGGCGCGGGTGCTGCAGCCTCTGCCGGGGCCGCAGGTGCGGCAGCACGCTGCGCCTGGACGCCCGACAGCGCCAGCAGCAACCCTGCCGTCGACGCAAGGCGGCGCTTGTCGTCCTCGGCCAGTTCGCCGTCGATCTCGATGTGCAGATTCATCTTCATTTCATCACCTCTCTGAGTGCTTCCATTTTACGCAGTACGACCGCCGAGACGGCCTCGTCGATGCTGCCGGGCAACATCACGACCTTGACGAAACAGTTCCGCTTGCGCTGCGAATTGGTGACGCGCAGCGCCATCTGTCGCATGTCTGCCGGCGTGAACGAGGACTCGACAAACCACAGCGTATCTGCTGCGCTCAGGTCGATCGCCTCTCCTGCCGCCTTGATCTGTGCGAGGAACACTCGCGGCCCGCCATCCAAATTGAACGCTTCCACGGCCATCGCGCGATCGCGCGGCGTGGTCGAGCCGTCGACGCGGGCAACGCCAATCTGTTGATCCAGGTCAATGCGCCGCCGATCACGCGCCCTGGTGCCGATGTGCTCCACCAGCGCGTCACCCACGTCGCGATGCCAGTACGCCAGCACAATTCGCTTCAGTCCGCTGTCCAGCGCCTCGACCACGGCTTCGGCCACCTTCGGCGCTTTCAGAACGCCAGTCATGCGGCGAACCGGGCCGAGATGCGCCTCGACGCGGCGTCCGTCGCCTTCCTCCGCAGCCTTGAGGATTTCGCGCGCCAGGTGCGGCTCGATGTCGATCTTGTTCAGTTCCGTTTGTGTTACCATCACAGGCAGCGTCTCGTACCGCGGCGGCTGGATACCTACGTCCTGCTGCGTGCGACGCAGAAACAGGCCGTCGAGGCGCTGTCGCAATTCGGTCGCGTTCTTGCCGCCGATCGGCAACTGGATAGTCGACCATGCGTTCGGCTTGAACGGCCGCGTCTTGACGTAGCGCGATATGTAGTCCGGCAGTCGCTGCACGTCCGGCAATTCGCCGGACGCCTGCAGCGCCTCTGGAAACAGGCAGCGCAGCATCGGGTACAGGTCGAGCGGGGTGTTCGGTGTCGGCGTGCCGGTCAGGCACCAGATGCGCTCTGCCCGCGAGCACAGCGCCGCACCGACCGCCAGCATCTCGCCCTCGCGCATGATCTGGCCGAACACCGCTCGCGCGCGCTTGGCCTGCACCGAGCGGGCGTAATGGCTTTCGTCCAGGATCATCAGGTCGAAGGTCTGGCGCAGCAGCCAGTTCAGCGTGTCGTTCTGGATGACCGCGCTCCACGATATGACGAGCACGTCGCCTGGCGACTGCACACGCTTGTTCGTCAGCAGCGTCACGCTGCGCTCGCGATCCGACCAGTCGACCCACGCCTGCTGCCAGACGGCGCGACCAGACGCGGTCGTCACTACCAGTACGCGCTTCGCGTCGATCGCGTCAGCGGCCATGATGGCCGTCCCGGTCTTGCCGACGCGCGGCTCGTCGGCAAGTAGCGCGTTCTTGCGCTCGGCCAGCCATGCGGCGCCGGATACCTGCGTGTGAAGGGGTGTGTATTTCCGCATCGGTCTTGAAGCCTAAAGGTCAATCGGGAAATGTGCGGTACGCGATTTCAAGCACCGATCCTGTCGGCCACCTCCACAACACGGCGCAGGAACTTGAGTGCCTCGGCCACTGCGCTGGCGGG